CTTTATTTTTAAGCGTTTTAAGCCACGAACTAATCGTTACTGGTGTTACACCATATAAATCTGCTAAAAGTTCGTTAGGGGCGCTAAAATTGCCCTTAAAATCGATTTGGGAGGTTATCTCTGCGTATAGGATTTTTGCACCAGCGGGTAGATCACTATCATAGCGCACAAATGAGGGCAGTATTCCGAAAAAGTTTGCCATATCGTTTATTTGGTTAAACGAATATAAAAAATAATTTTAGTCGGCAAAAAAAATTTTTACCCTTTGTTGGCTTCTGAGAAAACCCTGACCATCTCGAAGTAGTATTTAAATTGGTCAAGTGCAATGTTTTCATCGCCAAAATTGCAGAAGAGGATTTCGATCAAGAACTCGAATTCGACCTTGGTCATTTTACCGCAGTACTCGAAACCTAAAAGATCGGCAGCTGGGTTTTCAGTTCGCCAAACCCGCTGATCGGTTTCATTATAATAAACTGACCTATAAGTCATCTTTAAAATACTGATCAATTATGTTTTTCGCCTGATCAAAGCTATTGACCCAGGTGGCGTACCAACCTGAATCGGTTAATTTATTCAAGAACTCGGTTTGGTTCTTGGTCGGTTTATTAGGCGCAACCTTCAACTCAATCGCTAAACCAGCATAGGTTGCTGTTTGTTTGAAAACGATCACGTCAGGAATACCTCTCATTCCGCCTAAGTATTTAAATTTATACTGCGCAAATGCGCTTCTTTTACCTTCGTTCGGCACGTGGATCGCAAGGCTGTCAGGATACTGCATTTTTAAGTATTCCATAACCGCGTGTTGTAAGTGATCTTCTTTGCCTAAATACCCATAATAAGGATTCCGCCTATTCATACGTATGGGTATAATTTAGCAATAAATCATAACAATCATCGCACAACTGTCCTAATCCATCAATATAACAATCCCTTTCTTCTGCTGGTGTGTTCACATCATAAATCACCAGGCGCTCGCACGCAACGCATTTGTCATTCATTTGGCAACGTTTGTTTGTTGCCGTTAAAACTACAAAATTAAAGCGCCATCCGCTGCTATATTTTCAGTTTGGTATCCAAGTGATATTCCTGTTTCCTTGTACATTCTCCATTCATGCCAGGCTTTTCTAAGCGCAATAAAACCCGATTCAATCATATCTTCATCCAGTGCATACACCTCGCAGCTATAAGGTGGATTTGTTTCCACTGCAATGAATCTAAAGTTAAGTGGCGAATAATACTCGCCCGTTATTTGATGCAACGCACCGCAGTAAAAAACAGCCTGTAAATGGTAAGCGTATCTATAAACATCGCTTTTGAATGCTCTTGGTGAATTGTCTTGGCACGTTTTAACGTCTGCGATTACTTTGGTTTCAGGATTGTAAACGTCAGGTCGGCATCTGATCTCAAGACCATCTTGAACGCCATAATGAGAATACTCAACCTTGCCTTTTACTAAATCGGGTGCCAAGTGATGGTGCTTAAAATTCTCGTAAATACACTCAACGGTGTGCATATCGTCTTTCTTAATCACCGTTTTTTCTTTGTTGCGCTCAACAAATTGATCGCGCTCTGCTCGGCCATCCTTGGTTCTAAGATTAAGTTCAGGTTCTAAAATACGCGCATGAACCGCAGTACCTAAACGCATTGCATCCGTTTCAGTGATTCCAGGTGAATTTAAATAATGCTCAACTGATTTCTTGTATATCATTTTAAGGCCTGAAGCGCTGATCACTTCTTTGCCTTTGCCATGATATTGGGCGTTTGTGTCTTTAGTTATTTCGTTCATTGTTGTAAGGGTATAAAAAAAGGGGCAACGCTTTTAAACGCCACCCCATTGGGTTTGATTGTTAAAATGGTAGATCGTCATCATCTCCACCACTTACTGCTTTTTGAGATCGTGGTGCATCTGAGTTTGGCTTCCAAGTGTTTTGCTCGGCATAATACTTGCCATTTTGAGATTGCTTTACGTCCAGGTTTACCCATCCGCGTTCGTCTTTGTTTGTGTTTAACCATTCGGTCAACTCTGAAACATTGATTGCGATATTAGCGATCACGAATTCAGGTGCGCCTTGTCTACGTTTAACAATCATTCCATTTGCGAAATTCTTTTCACTGCTTTGCATACTACTTAATTTTAAAGGTTAATCTTAATTTCTCTATTTGATCGTTTGTGCAATCAAAGGTTTCCAATACCTTTTTTGCTTGCACGTGGGTACCCTCTTCGATTAGCTTTTCCAACTGGTCGTTAGTCAGCCTTCTTTTAGGTGCGCCATTTTTTGTTATGTATTGTTGGCGACTCAATGCACCGTTCATTTCTTCAGCACTGGCTATTGACGTATCAATACCAATACCCAAGTAACCAAGCGCTCGACCCACTGCCGAAGTGGCTGCGTTTTCCAAGAAGCTGGTTTTGTTAATCATCGATGAATCACGATACTCGTGGCTCGATGCTTTTGATCTAAGAACACCGTTATCATCGGTAACTGTTACCGTAACAATGATCTCGTTGTTGTTAATCTCCGCCACGTCCTCAATGATATTCCAACCTTTGTAAGTATCATCAAGACGAAAGTGTTTCAGGCGTTCATTGACTGTGATATAGTCTTTGCCTTTGATTTTGATTGCCTTCATAATTGCACTAATTGATTTAAATTAAAATTCATCTCTTGAAGAATGCGCACGTCCGCAACGGTAAGTTTCTCGGGATTACGCAGCTTTGCTTTCAAGGTCGGCATAGTTACACCGAGCGCCTCAGCCACGTCTTTGCGCTTTAAGTTCAGCGTATTCATTTGGTGCTGAAAACCAAGTTCAAATTCACTCATATTCACGTTATTAGTATAAACGCAAATATAAAATAAATTTTTGCTTATTAAAAATAATTTTTAAACAAATGTGAATTATACTACGCCACCCAAGGTTTGGGTTTCAAGCGTTACGTTAGTATCCTGGTTGGTTTCGTGGCACTCAATATTGTAAATTCCTGACTTCGCATTATATCTCATTCGATCAATAATACAGGTTTCCCCTGATTGAAAATTAGTCATGTTAATATTGATCTTATTGTAGGGATACAAAAACTCGTTAAAGTCATTCGGGTAAACGCTGAATGAATATCGCTTTATATGGGTGCGGTTATCATTCAATATCTGTTGAGATATCAATCTATTAAGCTGGGTCGATCCAACTGCATCAAAAAATATGATATCATCTGATTTAAATTGAGTACCAAATTGAACAGGGTAAAAATGCTGGAATTGATACGTCAGCTTTTTGTTTTTTCTATTTGACCCCTGAATCTTAGAAACGGTTGTGATTGGCGTAAAAGGATCGATTTGATCTTTTCGACCAACAAATACTTCATCAAAATTAACAATCATTGAGGCGATTGCCCCACCCTGAATTTTAGGTTGCCAAAGTACTACTCGATAACGAGCATAATTGCTTGACGACCCATTAGGTAAAGCATCAATATATTGATTCCATTGCTCAGTGCGAGCCGTTTGATTTTGGTGTGATAAAATTGCAACACTACTTTCAAGCGTATAAGAAATCCAGTTGTTACCATTCCAATAAAATTTTGTGGCACCCGATCCATTGGGTTGTGAACTTACCTCTTTTGTGATAGAATAGAACAAGTAAAAATCCTCTTCTTCAAACCCTGAATTCTGTATATAATAGTTTGCAAAGAAATAAGGAGTTACCGCAGCCTCCCACTGAAAATCACCAGCATATCCAGTATCCAAAATTTTCATGGTTGGATTTCCGCCAATGATATAGTTTCTGGTCTTTATTGCATAGTTCCCGCTTTTAACAACAGGATCAAACAATATGAAGTTAAAGTCATCGGAATAATAGGTTGAATTGTAAAGTATTCCGTTTTGCTTTGTTTCAAAATTTGGATAAGGCGATAAGTTTCCTATCTCACCTTCAGATAAACCAATACCATCAAAGTCAGTGGCATATTCATTTCGATTGGCTATTACCTCAATATTGTCTATTGGCGTATCATAACGAATAGCCATATCATTTAAAACAGGTGTATAATCTGTTGGTATAGTTTTAACTACGTTTTCATTATAGGTTAGAACGTATTCGCCAACCTCACTAAAACGATCAAACGCAGCGGTATCTTTATAGCTTGAATTATTTATAACATACCAGCTATTATTGGCGTAAAATAAACGCGAATTAAATGATTTTAAAGTGTTTATTATGTATTCATCCGCTGTATCAAACGCCAAATCAAATCCGTTATCATAAGGGAAAAGCCATTGCAATAAGTGCATTTTTGTGTACGTATTTGTTTGACCAAATTTGTACGGTCTTAATTGAATATCATTTGATATTCTTGTACTCATGAACTGAGGTAAAAACAGCAATACATTATTTAAATACTTGGCAACCGTTTTTTGACTGTCAATAATTGCACTACCATCGGTCGTATAAATGTTTTTAAGGGTTCCCAGCAGATCAGTTGCGACTAATTGATACTTTACTGGTACAGATGAAATGCGTTGCTCATAGGTTGCATTTGAAAGGTAACCAAACCAATACAGCTGCATTCCACCAACAGCATCTTCCATTCTAAATTCAACCTTAAATTTAGCTGGAGTTGTATTGTCAAGAATATCATTAATATCAACTTGCTTGACGTCATCTGAATACAAATTAATCTCAAGGCGAGATGCCATGATATTGTTGTAAATATTATCAGTATTATCCCAAATAAGCACAGCTGGCTCTTCGGTTCCGATTATGTTATTGTCGTTTACCGTAATTGCATCCGCAACGCCATCTTTATAGATTGAAATTCGATGCTTTCGATTGCCATTAATATTGCTTTCGAAATTGAGATTATAAATTAAACCGTAAGCCATTAACCTGTAAAGTTACTGCGCTGATTATTTGCGCGTTCAACTGCAACCACTAAATCTTGACCATCAATTCTAAACTGACCAGCCACATTTAAAGTATTTCGACCAGCAAAATTTGGTGATATCAAACCTCCTGTCGAAACAGGTGTGCCAGCACCAAATCCACCTCCAAAGCCTCCAAGACCTGAAAGGCTTCCAAATATGCCCTGAAAACCACCCAAATTTTTCAATAGGTTTGTGCCACCTAAAATTACCGAAAGTATAGCAGCGGCAGCGGCAGCAGCAACCAGTCGTTTAATTAAAGCGCCAAGACTATTTGCTAAACTCTTAAATACGTTCTCACCATTCAGCATACTTTCAAATGCGCTGGATAATGCGCTACCGATACCCATTACAAAATTGACTGATACTTGAGATATCTCTTGAATTTTTTCATTCAAATTTTGCAACGGATTTGTGATATTTTCAGCAACCTGAGCAACTTTATTTCCAAACGATTCAACTGCCGCCTCTTCAGTAGCCAAAGCATAAATCAGAGTCGTATCTGTTGAAAGCATTTTATCAAGTTCTTCAGCAGCCTTTTCGGCAGCAACAACCATTGCTGGGGTTTGATCCTTAGCTTGTTGAGGCGTTGCTAATTTTGCGCTTGGAAGTTGATTTAATGAATTTAGTATTTTGTTCGCCTCTTCGTTTGTTTTTGCAAATACTTTGTTTGCCTCATTTCGCAACTTAATGCCTCGAATGAGTTGCTGAACACGCGCTTCATCTCTTCTTTCATCACCTCCAAGAGTAAGGAATGCAGTCAATGCGCCTAATCGAATACCCGCAATTCCACCAAGCAATCGTTTCAATAATGGTAAACCTGAACTTCCAGTCAAGAAAGTGATCGCAGTTGACAATCCTTTTAAAGCCAACGTTATTTGACCGATTGCCCAAATTACTGGAGGCGCAGCTGCAACCAATAAAGAGAATTGTACAATGCTTTCCTGGGTGCCTTTATCAAGGGTTTTAAATTCATCAATGAACTCGTTTACCTTGGTCAGTATTTTATTGAATTCAGGCAATAATATCTCACCTAATTCAGCACCTAATTCTTTAAGGGATTCTTGGAATATCCGCATTTGGTTGGCGGCACCTTCTGAAGTTCGTGCAAAATCACCCTGAGCGTTTTCAGTTACGCCAAAAATATAATTCAGGCGCAGCATGATCTTTTCCTGTTGGGTCATTTCTTTGACCGACTTCTGTATTCCTTGCTGCATTCTGAACTGCTCAAGGTTTACTTCAGTCATTACAACACCCAAACGTTTAAGCGATTCTGTTTCTCCCGTAAATACACCTGAAAGTGCAGTGGTAACCTCTTCAATATTTATGTTCTTAAATGAAGCTAAATCACCCGCTAATCCAACAAGTCTTTGAGAAAGGTTTGCCGCCTCTGATCGTGATACTCCCATACCTGTGGCCATATCACCAAACAAGGCGGTCATATCGAGCGCTGAGGATTCAGCGATACCAAATGATCTAAGAGTTGTTTTTGCAAAATCACGAACCTCTTTTGCCGAATCACCAAACGCAACGTTTACTTTATTGGTTGATTCTTCCATATCGGAAGCCATCTTTATAGCAGCACCAGCCGCAGCACCAATGGGTAGCGTTAAACGAAGCGATAAATCTCGACCAATTTGAGTTGCCCTTTTACCGAATTTATCCAGTCGGGCAGTTGCAATTTGAAGGGATCGATTTAAACTGCTCGCATCCCCTATGAGATTGACGCGTAAGGTTGACATAGGTAAGTATTTGGCTCAAAGTTAAGGATTCTTTGCCTTTTCAATTTTCTCCATACGTGCCGCCAACTCAAGAACCTTGTCGGGTGAGAGTATCTCAACGGTTTTGTTTTGGTTATAAAAAACGTCTTGAGCCAATGGAAACAATTTGTGCGGTTTTATCATTTGAGATTTCTTTCCTACGTTGACGTTGTGAATCATCGTGGCCAAATACCTCATTCGTTCCCACTCCAAATTTTGTTTAATAACATGAGATTCGCCAAGAAGCTGATTTTCCTTCCAGGTGTTTGCCCAAAATTCAGTTGGTGAAATCCCCACTTGGCCGATAAAGTAATCGAGTAAATTATCCCAAGTGTTGGGCTGATCTACTTTCCCCCCTTTGCGTTTTTAGGATTGCGCTCGATTCCCATATTCATATCGTTACCCAATATGCGAGATTCGGTCATCGCTAAAATAATCGCTTCGAGTTCTTCTGAAGTTAAATCCTCAAGCCATGCGCCAACTTTGAATTCGTTGTAGTCTATCTCGTTACCCTCTTCTTGATCGTAAGCTAATACGGCAGAATAAATGAGAGTACGAATTGCCTTGAGTGATAAATTACTGGCGAAAACCTCCCCTAAGTCTTGTAAGCCTATGCCCATTAACTCGGTGAAGTTTGCCCAAAAATTCATTGAAAAATGAAGGGTGCGCTGTTTGCCACCCAACTTAACCTTGTGGTATCCTCTTTGTTTTGTCATTGTGTTTTGCAAAAAAAAGGGGCAATCAAGCCCCTTGTGAATTTATAGTTGTGGTAATTATGCTACTACGCCTTGGCTGATAGTGCCAGTTGTTGTGATAGTGCCTGAAAAAGAAACTGGGCTTTCCATATCGGCAGTAATCTCAATAGCAGAAATAAATCCGCTTCCTGAATAGCTGTCATCCCCAGCCACGTCAGTTGAGAATTCCCAAGTTACTGAAGCACCACTTAAAAGGTTTGGCGAAATATCACCAATCTGTGATCCTGAACCTGTATCATAAGCAACCAACCCTTCGAAAGATATTTCACCTGATTTAACACCAGCAATCACTTCTTGGAATCCGCCTGAATCTTTAGTTGTTGATTCAGGTGTATCCATTGAAAGAGATAATGAACACGAAGTTGTGTTTAATATTTTGTTGCCCCCTACTTTTACGGTAAGCAGTGAACCGTTAAAAATTCCTGAAGTAGCCATTCCTTATTTTTTTGTAAAGATATTAATTATTTTATTTTTCGTTTTTTGCCACCAAGATTTGAACGCATTCCACTTACCAATACACCAGGCTTTAATTAC